GGAGCAAGGGTTGTCACAGGTGAGGTAACTTCCGTTGGTGCAGGAACAGCAGGCCGAACCCGCATAACTGTTCTCTATTCCAAACCCACCACATCAGTATTAGCAACATTCGTATAACCTGAAGCCCGATTCAAAAGCCAAAAAGGAAGCCAAGGCGACCTAAAGGCGAATAGGACAAGGCAATCACTCCAACCCTGCCAAGAGCAGGCTTTTTTATTACCCAAAATAAACACAGGAGGTTAATCCAAAATGGAAGAGATAACACTTTTCGAAGAAGGCCTGGACAGTGTTGCAGGCTTCTTTTCTAACCGTGAAAGGGGAATAACAATCCCGATTGCCAAAATCACCGAGGCTAATGACCTCATCTATAACGGCGTATACAAGGGCAGACAGCTTCGACCACATGAAAGGGAGTTCCTGATTCGTGAGGCAATCACTACCTCGAGCTTCCCCTACCTGTTCGGCGATGTGCTGGACAGACAGGTACTAGCCAACTACAAGGCTGTTGACCCAGTGTGGAAGGCAATTGTCAAGATGTCCACTGTCAGAGACTTCAAGACGGCTTACCGCTTCGCTATTACCGGTGGCGACCAGTATCTAGCTGAAGTGGCGGAGAAGGGCGAATACCTGGCAAGTGAGCGGACTGAAGGCAAGTACGAGCTGGCTGTCAAGAAATATGGCCGTCAGTTCGATATATCCTGGGAGACACTGATTAATGATGACCTTGGTGCCCTCACGGATACCCCGCAACGGTTCGCTATGGCTGCGGTCCGTACCGAGCACCGGATAGTTACCGGTCTGTATGCCAGAAACGCCGTAATGTATACGGCTGCTCACGCTAACATGGTAGCCACTGCCCTGAGTATTGCTGCTCTGGAGACGGGGATAGAGGCTATGTTGGCTCAGGTTGATGCCAATGGCGAGCCAATCAAGAATGACCCCAAATACCTCGTTGTACCACCGGGTCTCAAGATGACAGCCCTGCAAATCCTGACATCAACAGGGAAGACGTGGGTAAGTAATGCTGCTGGTGCTCCGGTAGCCTATCCCACAAACAACGTGGTAGCCCAACAGGGTTTGACCCTGATAGTTGACCCGTACCTGCCGATAATCGACACCACAGACGGTGCTACCGGCTGGTATCTGTTTGCCGACCCCAAAGACATCGCTGCTCTTGAAGTAGCACATCTCCAGGGGCATGAGAGGCCGGAGATTTGCATGAAGGCAAGCGACAAGGTAACTGTCGGCGGCGGAGCAATCAACCCGATGAGTGGCGACTTCGCTACTGACAACGTGTTCTACCGCGTCCGCCTGGTCTTCGGCGGAACCCGACTAGATTATCGTGCTACCTACATGGGTGGAAGCACACTCTAGTTCACGCCCGATTAAATCATAGCCAGTCGGGGGTAGGGGAGGCAATACTAAATTCGCTAGTCGGGGTGTGGGGGTGAAAGATGGGTTGCTCCTTTCCTGTCTTTCCCCCTGCCCCTTCTAGATTCGTCAGCTTTCAAAAATTGACAATTCATGCACAGTGTCTGATACCCTAAGGGGAAATTAGTTTGTTTAAGTATTTTGTAGAAGCGATTACCGTAAATCTTGCTAGTTCGGCGGTCAATACACCCGTTGTTATTGATGTGGTCTATTGACAAACAGGGCAATCGGTTTTCGCCACATCGGACACACTCTAGTTTACCGTTACCATAATGAGTTAAAACGGAAATCTTTAGATTGCGACTCTTTGGATAATAGGCTCGCTTCTCTCTAGCCCTTGCTTTGCATTGCTTAGAACAATAAATTTTATCTTTATACTTTGTAATAAAAGAAGTTTGACAATGTGGGCAGATTTTTCTTTCCATAAATAAATTATATCATATAGGTAGGGTGTAAGTCAACCCCCCCCTACCCACATTGATTTAGGAGGTAAATATGCCTAGCTCAGTATTGGATTTCCCTTTTCTCTGGAAGCATCTGGCGGCTACAGACCAGACAACTACATCCCCAGGGATATTACATACAGTGACCATAAACAGCCCCGACCCTGCTGGTGCTTGCACCATAACGTTATATGATTCAGCAGCAGGAGTGACAGCAGATATTATAGCCATAATAGCGATGGATTCAGCTCTGTTCGTAATACCACAAACCCTTATCTACGATGTCGTACTAGAGAATGGGTTGTATATTCTATTTTCGGCAGGGTTTACGGTTGGTGATATAACGGTAGCTTATAGGTGATGATATGCCTAGCCCGATAATATGGCCGATAGAGCACGCTAATGAAGGCGGTATCAATATAGATGGGGTAAGCACCCTTGTACTTGATGTCAATGAAAAGCGTGCTGACCTTGAGCTGGTGAATATCAGTGAGTGGTGGATTTTTGTCTCACGAGGTGGACCCGCTGCCTTGAATGAAGGAATACCACTAGCACCCAGAGGCGGCTCTTATTTTATGGAGCAGGCATATCTCTATAACGGTGCTATCTACGCTATTGCTGCTGGCGGACAGGGTGAGGCCATATTGACCTATAGCGAGGGGGAGTGGCAGCTATGATTCACAATCCAGCAGACCTGACCGAGCTTGAGGCTAATGTAGCAGATATTCAGGAGGATGTTACCTCAATAAAGCAGGTTACCGATGGCCTGCCGATACTCTCTGAGACTGGTGGAACGGTAACTACTGACGGCACTGAGCAGAACGTCTACATCAATTCAGTACCACTAGGGGTATTCAGGCCAATATGCGTGAAGATTGACTTTACCAATCATACTGCCGGTGAGACTGTGAAGGTCAGAACCTATTACCGAATAACACCAGGATTAGCAGACCCGTTCACATTACAAGATGAAACGACCTATGCTGGATTAGTTTCCCCTGAGTTAATAAATATAGACCTTGAGCCGAACAGGTATGGAGTCAAGGTCACAATCGAGAAAACAGCAGGAGCTAACCGGGATTACAACTGGGAAGCCCTTTACGAGATATAGCATGGCAAGAACATTCTACGATAGCCTTGGATTGAACGAAGATGCGGTCATGGACCTGTCCATGCTCGAAGGGACAGGGCTTGTCATGCACGACGAGTCCAAGTCACACGTCAAAGCAACGATGCACGCATCGCTTGGCAGTCCGCTATGGCTGGCGTTGGCTACGGGGCACTACGGCTTGCAGATAAATCCGGCACCGATGATAGATACGGACCAATACCTCGATGCACCGGCGGCGGATACTGCGGCTCTGGACTTCACCTCCGGCGACTACAGTCTCGCAATCTGGTTCTACTGGACCGACTCGGGACTGTCTCAGGTCATCATGGGGAAGTACGCAGTGAATATCCGAGGGTGGGAAGTCTACATCACGCGCATTGTGGCTATGGATTACATGACCGTCAGGCATCATCATGCAGGAGGGGCAACACTCAGGACGGCATCATACTCTCTCGGTTGGGTGCCGAATCAATGGCACCTGTTCTCATATTCGAGGATAGGAACGGGGGCGCAGCACTACCGCGATGGGCAACCGATAGCAACGGTCAGCGACATCTTGATTGACCCTGCATCGAGTGCTGCGAGTGATTTGGTGATAGGTTCGCGCTACACGCACGATGCAAACTGGTTCTGTGGCAGGTTCCACAGACCTCGCGCATGGGCGCGGGCGCTGACAGCAGACGAACATCGCCAGTGGTACGACCACGGCGCAGGATGGTGGTGATAATGGAACAGAAAGACTCACAGGAAATCAGGGACCGGATGCACCTGGTATTGCGCGGTCCTGACGGGGAAATCAAGGACGAGAGAAACATCGACTCACAGGAGGACTCAGATGGAACAGACGAAGGACATGGAATTCAAGAGCCGACAGGGGATTAGGGGCCACGCACACCTAGAGCTTCGGGGCCCGGATGGGCGAATCAAGGAAACTCGCGACATCGAGAATACCATCACGGAGCTGATGGATGCCCAGGTCGCCGACCAGATGAGCGACCAGGCGCTAGCTGCAATCGGCTACATGGGCATCGGCACCGGCTCAGGGCAGACCTCTGCCTCCACCGGCCTTGCAACGCCGCTTGACCGGAACGCGCTGACCTCAACGACCCTGGGGGCAGGCGGAGACGACAACGATGTCACCTACGTTGGCGATTGGGCGGCTGGCGACGGAACGGGAGCCATCACTGAGGCGGGCATCTTGCGGGCCGACGACAACGTGACGCTGATGACCTACGCCGACTTCGCGGTGGTCAACAAACTCGCAGCCGACACACTTTCGATTTCGTGGGTTACCACGTACGGTGCTAGCTGATAGGAGGCTGAAATGACTAAGGGCAAGTGGCTATTGCTGCTAGTTGCATTGGCAGTGCTATGCCCTTCACCTGTCTATGCTTGGGGGCCAATCACTCACCTTGAAATCGCCCACATGCAGGGCTATCCCGATAAATGGGCAGACGTAGACTACCAGTATGGTAGCCTTCTGCCGGACTTCTCTCTTGCCTGTCGGATGGTGGATTCAAGCTACCCGAACCTGCAATCCGTGACCCACACACAGGAGTTCGTTGACGCGCTCAGAGAGGTTGCGAGCGAGGACTTCTGCAACGGATGGCAAGCCCACCTGGACGCAGACAAGGTTGAGTCTCTGTACTCACGAGAACGGATAGCAGCCGGTGCGCCATGCGGGGCCGATTGGGTTGTTGACCAAGCCTACGCCGAGGAATTGAATCGTGCGGCTCCGTGGATGGAACTGAGGCATCAGGAGTGGATTGACTACGCTCTCGATACTGTAGGTTGTGAGGCTGACTGCCCTTACTATGTCAGGCTAGACATGATTTACTCAGGCTACATCGGGGGGTATCAGCCCAACAAGGCGTACTACCAAGAGGTCTTGAACGAGTGGTATTCCGACTATCAAGAGTACGTAGACAGAGCCGCGTTCGGCGAACCACCTCCTACACCACCCATCACTCCAACACCTTCCACGAAGAAGCACAGGCCGTGGTATTCCTACGAGGCACCTCCCGAGAGGGCGGCATCCGAGAAGTTGAAAAAGGAGATGTGGGCCGAACTTCGGGCAGCGATGTGTGCTACCGACGACATTGCTGAGAAATGCCGCCTGTACGACGAGTGGACAGTTTTCAGGAACGCTCACTCAGTACCGAGTGTGAGGAAATGACAGACCACGTAAAGAATCTGTCCGACACGATGACGATTAGCGACTCTCTCGTCAAGAGCGTCGGGAAGCCACTCGCTGATTCAGTGTCAATCCGCGAGCCGTTCTGTGTGCCCATCACGATTGACCATACGAAGGTTGCGGGTGACCTGACTGACTTCGTATTCCCTATCAACGAGCGGGACCTACCTGCCTCGTTCTGGCTCGCTGTCCAAGCCGACGGGCTGAATATCGCCGTCTATCAGGGCGCGACGAAGTTGAAAAGACAGGTCGCGTATATCAACAAGACGACTGAGGTTCTTGAAGTCTACGTGCGCGTTCCTTCACTATCGTCCTCGGTTGACACCGTTCTGACATTGTGCGCTGGCACGACGGAATATGCCGACGATGCCGACACTTGGCCTGCAACATGGGTGTTCGTGTCGGATATGAGCGACTACAATGGCGGGACTCAGATTAGAGATTGGTCGCAGTATGGCAATCACGGCACGAAGGGAGCTGGTGCGGCCGCGCCGACTGAGGTTGCGGGCGTAGTGGGGATGGCGCAGCAGTTTGTGTCTGCAAGTCAACAGTACATAAGCGCAGCGGACGCCCCAGAGTGGGACTGCGCCAACATTACACTTGAACTCCTGTTGTATCAAGACGCCTATACTGGCGGGCGTTTGCTGAATAGAGAGTCGCTCTGGCGAGTCTATCAGAATGCCTCTGGTCAAATCAGGTTCCGTACTGGGGGCTTGTCTGACGACATTACCGTGAATGCGCCATTGAGTCAGTGGCAGCACTATGCTGTTACATTTGATGGCACCGACCTGTTTGCGAGCCTAAATGGCAGCACCTCCACCAAGACAGTGACGGGCACTCTCGGCAGCAGCGCAGAATCGTTATACATCGGGGCGCGTCGTGTCGCAAGCGACTGGACTGACTCTCATATCTGTGAAGCCCGCTACTCCTCCGTCGCCCGCACAGCAGACGAGATAGCGACAGACGATGCCAGCCTGAGAGGAACGGCGACGTTCTATGCGGTGGGGACAGGGCAGGTTGGAATTGCGAAGGATGTGGGGAAGGCCCTGGCAGACTCAATCGCAATCGTTGACTCGATGGTGATGACGGGAGACTATGACAGACCCGGAATCAAGGTCGCTGCGTTCCTCTACAACAGGGCAATCAACACCAAGTCGAGGAGGGAGTTCTGATGGCAATTGCGAAGGTGCATACGAAGGACATCTACATTCCCATGAACGACTATGGATTCAACCTCGAATTCACGCTGTACGACGGCTCGGGTGATGTGTTCAATCCGACCGGCTATGTCGTGACGCTGAAGGTCTGGACATACGACGTGCCTGCAACGCTACTACTGACCGGCGTAGGCGGCATCACCTCCGCCATAGACGGCAAGGTGTACTACACTATCCAGAGCGGGGATTTCACGACCGAGGGCGACTTCATGGCCGAGATTGAACTGACGAAGGCAGGTGCGCGGGAGAGCTTCCGCAATCATATCCTGCACGTCACGGAGAGTGGATAATGACATTCACATATTCGCTGGCAACAGACATCGGGAAGATCCGTCTGAATATCAACGACAAGGTCAACACGTCGGATAGCCCAGCATACTTCTCAGACGAGGAGATTGAGGTATTCCTGGCAAACCACTCAGACAATATCAACCTGGCATCTGCCGAGCTGCTGGAGGCGTGGGCTGCCAAGTATGCCGCCAGTGCCGACAGCGAGAAGATAGGCGACTACTCCTACAGCCAGAAGATAGTTGACAAGATGCTCGCTATGGCAAAGAGGCTGAGGGACAAGGATAATGCTTTACCTGCAATGACCTGGAGCGAGCTAGACCTGACTGGAGAAGAAGAGTGAGCTTCACTAACCTGTTGATAAATACCTGCACTGTCCGGCGTAATACACCCGGGGCACAGGACAACTATGGCAATCCTGCTGAGAGCTGGGGTGACTATCTTTCAGATCAGGCATGCCGGCTTATGGCCGGCTCCGGCAGAGAGGTCAAGGTAGGAGCTGAGGTTGTGATTGCCGAGTATAAACTATTTATCGCAGATGTGGACATTACAGAACAGGACAGGGTAGTTATAGACAGTATAACCTATGAAGTTTTATTGGTAGCCGACAAACAGAACGGCACAAGCAATCACCACAAGGAATGTCTGATGAGGACTGTAAGGTAACTATTAGATGAAGCTCCATGTTGAAGTAAAGCTAAACCTCCGAGACAAAGAGGTACAGAAAGAGGTCAGAGATGCTACCAGGAAGGCTCTGAAGGATGTTACTACTGATATTGCCCAGGATGTCATACACGGAAGCCCTCATGTAACAGGTAACAATATGAGAATGATAGCCTATGAAATAGAGGGTGGCGGAGTGATAACAGTAGAAGGTGATACATCTGGTATAGGCACAAAGGAACTAGAATCTGCCGTTTGTTCCACCTCGGGTTACGGCGGCTACCTTGAGACTGGGACTTCCAAGATGCCAGCTCGCCCTTACTTCAAGCCAGCACTGGATAAGAACATGAAGAATCTACCCAGAGAGATAAAGGCTAATCTGACATGACCTTAGTAGACACAAATCATTTAATCAGAAAATATCTAACAACGTCCTCAACTTTGACTGACCCTCTAATAGCACTGGTGGGTTCTCAGATCTATTGTCCGCGACTTCCAGAGGATGTGGATTTGAGTGTTAAGCCGGCTATCAGCTTCTTTACTCGTGGTGGTACTGCCGACCCTGAAGTACCAAACATATTCTCACCAAGTGTCCAGTTTAACTGCTGGTCAGATGATAAGGAGGAAGCCCGACAGGTTTATCGTGCTCTATATGATGCCCTGCAGGGACTGGGGAATGTCGGTATTACCATAGATGGAACGACATATTATATCACCAAAGCAAGGGAGGAGGTTCAAGGTCAAGACCTCGTGGATATTGATATACCAGGCTACTTCAGTGTACTGGCTTTCTATTCAATAACAGTGAGGGATAACCTTTAATTCAGGTATCAAACGTGTTAGCACGTTTGTTTCAATAGACTATTTTTATAGGAGGTAATAAAAATGGCAGTAACAGAAGCAAAAATAGGTTATGGGACTACTTTTAAGTGGGGAGCGAACTTTGTTGCGGAAATAACAAGAGTGGGACCCGTGAACCTCACAGCTTCAAAGCAGAATGCCACGTCACTCGGTTCTGACAATAGTTATCTTGATATACTTCCAGGACTAATCGACCCGGGCGATATTGAGATTGAGGGATGGTTCAGACCGGACGATACAGCTCAGGCTGCTTTGGTAGCTGACATGAATTCGAGGACATCCCGGACATGGATTATCGCCTTCCCTACAGCCTTGAGTGGTACCACCTGGACGGCAGACGGATATGTTACTGGCTTCTCTGCCGGCGATGCGACACCAGAGGGTATAATCCCGTTCAGTGCCACAATTAGCGTAATCGGCAAACCGACTCTCGGTGTTACGGCTGGCGATGACCTGACTGGTCTGGTCTTTACAGGAGACCAAACTGGTATCATAGCTACAGTTCCAGCCTTTGCCGGTGCGACCTATGCCTACACCTGGGATGGTTCTGCTGAGAATACCTTTACTGTCACACCTACCTGTGCGGCAGCAGATTCAATCACAGTCAATGGTAACACGGTAGTCTCCGGTGCGGCATCAAGTCCAATCGATACCTTGCCGGATGATTTAGTTACCGTTACGGTGATTACCAAAACGGCAGGTAAGAGCAACAAAATCTATACTATCACTGTATTCGATGGCCTATAAGTCGAATAGAGATGGGAGGGGGATTAACGTCCCCCTCCCTTAGAAAAGGAGTGAGAAAATGCCTAAAATAGACAAACTGGTTACAGTTAAACTGGATAAGGAACGTCACCTCCGATTGTCTCTGAAGGGGATGGTGGAGTTCGAGAAGATTACCGGTAAGAATCTCCTGAAGGGAATCAATCTTGATGAGATGACACTGGGGGATATGGCTCTATTGATGTGGGCATGCCTGATACACGAGGACAAAGAACTGCAATTTGATGATGTTCTGGATATGGTAGACATCGGCAATATGAACGAAGTCTCTGATGGCATTGTTGCCTGCATCACACAGTCGCTTCCAGACATCGAAGAGGGCAAATCCCGCCCTTTAGCGAAGAAGTCCCGAGCTGGCTAAACCTGTGGTCTGTAGGACGCTATGACCTCAATTTAACAGAGGATGAGTTCTGGGACTTAACACCCAAAGAGCTTGATGCTCTTATCAAAAGGTACAACAGCAATCAGGACTGGCTAAACTACAGGTCGGCTCTGATTTGTACTGTAATGGCTAATATGTGGCGTGGTAAAAACACCAAGCCACTAAAGCCAGAGGACTTTATGCCTTCAAGGTCAAGGTCTGCACAGACTCCTGAGCAAATACTGGCTAATGTTCAAATGCTGAATGCTGCCTATGGTGGCTCAGTTGTGGAGAATTAACGATGGATGTAGGCGATGCACTTATAAAAATAAAGGCAGAGGATAAGACCAAAGCTGCCTTTGATAAAGTCAATAAGTCCACTCAGAATATGTCTGCCAACTTCAGGAAGGCAGGACTTGCGATGGTTGCTATGAGTGGTGCTATGGTTGCTGGGTTAATGATGGTCGCTAAATCCTTTGCTGAGGCTGGTGACCAGATAGAAAAGATGTCTCGGAGAACCAGCTTTGCCACCGAGACACTTAGTGAACTGAAGTATGCTGCTGAAATATCTGGTACAACTTTGGAATCTATTGAAAAAGCAGCTAAGAAAATGTCAAAGACCATCATTGATGCCAGCGATGGTATGGCAACATATATCCGTGCCTTTGATAGAATAGGTCTCAGTGCTGAGAATCTATTGAAGTTATCACCTGAAGAACAGTTCATCGAAATATCCCAGGCGATAGCTGATTTAGAAAATCCTACTGAAAGAGCTGCAACGGCAATAGACATATTCGGGCGAGCCGGTACTGAGCTATTGCCTCTGCTGGAAGATGGTGCTGAGGGCATCAAGAAACTCCGTGAAGAAGCCCACAAATTCGCTCCGATATTCTCTGAAGAAGCTGCGAAGGCTGCTGCTGAATTTCAAGATAGAATGCTGGATTTGAAGGGTGCTATAAACAAGGTCAAGATGGGAATGGGCGAAATGGTGGTGAAAGATTTAACACCACTCATAGAGAAATTGGGCGAGCTGGCAAGCAAAGCAGATGATGTAAGCGATTCCATGAAGGTACTTGGCAAGGTTCTTGGTACAGCAGTAATCGGTGGCGCCGGTCTTCTGGGTAGTCTCTTATTGCTGGGTTCAATAGTTCCAACAATAGGCAAGGGTATAATTGCTCTCAAAGCTGGCGTAGCAACCTTGACATTGAAAGCCTTTGCACTCAATATGACGCTTGCCTCACTTATAGCCTATTTGAGTCTATTGTTTGTTGGTATCACTATGGTAATAGGTGGCGTGATAGGTCTTATCAGAAACTCGGAGATTCGCAGGGAACAGGAGGAGCGTGAGCTCAATTATGCCAGGGATATGCAGGAGGCAATGAATACCCTGGCTAATACCTATGAAGATGTGAAGAAGGCAGCGATAAAGACGGGTGAAGCAACAAGGGAATATGCTGGCGGCGTTATACTGACTATAAAATATGTTAACCAGGAAACTGAAGCATTAGAGGCATTAAATGCTGCATTAAAGAGGCAATTTCAGCTACGCCTAGCCTTGATGAGGGGAATGAGGGCAGCAGTAGGAGCTGTAGGAGTTCCAGTAGTCGTTAAAGCTCTTGAGGAATATGAGGAATGGAAAAGAGAAACTAAACCATCCAGTGGATATGAAGAGTATGGAATGGCACCTCCGAATATACCTGCGTTCCAGCGTGGCGGAATAATTGCACATGGGGGTGAGACGGTTACACCTGCCAATGAGCTTCCACGAACGGAAACTCCAGTTCAAATTGTCATTGGAGATGAAGTTGTCGGAGAAGTTGTCGCTCGCACTTTAGGTCGGTTATATCTGGAAAGAAGTAGGATGTGATATTGATTTCAGAAGAGAAACGGGAGTATGAAAAGGCCTCCCCATATCCATATCCAGAGGCCACCTAGCACAAAACTAATCACTATCCCAACAATAAATAGTTCTATCCAACTTGCCTGATACTTCATATCCGCAATGAGAGCGGCAATTATACCTCCAAATACTCCGAAGAAAATAGGTAATAGCCATAGAACCATCGGGAACCTGGGCTTTTCTTCTGCACTCCTAGCCATCTCGCACCTCCTTTCACATTATGTTCTGTAAATATAACAACTATTGGAGTATTTGTCAATGGCTTTAACGATAACTCTATCAGACGGCACAACAACAATAGACCTGTATGACGGTAGTGACAGCGTGGTGAGAGAAGGCGGACTCAATATGCCGCCTCCCCTGAAAACATCAAGCTATCATACCAGTCCCTTTTATCACGGTGCCAGATTAGCTCAAGCCAGCTATGACTACCGCACTATCACTATAACTACAAAGATTTGGGGTAGTACCCTAGCTGACCTCCAGACCAATATCAGGAGCATCAACCGGCTACTCAATGATGCACGCGAGAGGACACTTCTAGGCTATGGCTCACAGGTCTATCTTGAGTACCAGTGGGCTGAGGTAGTCGGTGAAAGTGTCTACTTCGATGTTATGGACGGGGAGCTTGCCATGCCTGCTGATTACATGCAGGTACTACTCACTCAGAAATACCATATCATTGATGCCATGCTAACCTTGACCTGTCAGCCTTTCGGGAGATACACCAATCAGACTGTAGCTCAAGCCGTGCTGGAGAATGAGGATTACGGTGCTAATCACAACTACATGGACATAGCGACTGCGGCAGCTTTCGGCGATGTACCAGCCAAGATGTATATCAAGGTTGCCCTGGCGAATGCTACCGGTGCTAAGAAGCTATGGATAGCCAAGCGGTCTGGAACGAGGCAGACAGATGACCTCTGGATACAGGGGGAGGATGAGAATAGCACAACAGATATTGTGGATAGTGTCCATAAACTAACCTTTACTGATGAGAACGATGCCGCCCTTTCTGGCGAGAAGTATAAGAGGATTAAACTGGAACTTGGAGATGCTATCGCTGCCGCAGCAGAGATTAGCAGATTTAATTACACAATTAGCACGCTACCAAAAGGTCAATTCCGAGTCCTCATCTATTGCCGAACCACTGAGACAAGCGTTGTTACAGAGTTTGCTAAGATGGGGTGGGCATTAGGCTGGTCATACGGTGATAGGAGCTATACACCAGTTCAGGCAGATGGCGATTATATAGAGAATGCTGCTGACGATACATGGGAGATTCTAGACCTCGGTGTTCTTAATATTCCTCCAGTAGCCGAATCTGACATTGCCAGCAACAATGACCTTGAACTCAGGATTTACCAGGTTGTCACTGAGGCTCTAGCTGACCCTGATAACTGGACAAATCCGACAGGCAATAATGACCTGGGTGCTTGGCAAAATGAAGGTCAGGCATATAATGACAACACCGGCGATGCTGCAAATGAAAATAATGTCGCTAACGGAGCTTGGTCTGGTGAAATAGAGTTTACTCATGCAGCTATGGACTCTGCGGGCATTAATATATGGGTCAGTATGTCTGAAGCAGGCAACAACCCGACAGTTCATGTCGAGGGTTTCTATGGCGGTGCCTACCATGTTTTAGGCGAAGAGGTTGTGGCAGTGGGCGGTTACCATGAAATGTTATGGACTGACACATATCATAATATCACCAAGTACAAGGTCAAAATGAAGAATAATTGTGGGCAACAGGCTAACATGCAAATCAACGAGATTGATTTTCAGTTGCTATCAGAAGAGTATCACTGGGATATGGACTATATCTTCCTGCTGCCGATAGATGAGGGAGTGGTAATCATAGATGATGTGGACGCCGCCGACCTGATAGCAATAGACAGCATTGCCGACCCGCCAGGGGTTTTTATTATAAGTGCTGCAAGTAAGATTGAAGACTATCCCGATTATGTGGGCAAGCCCTTTGACCTGGGCAGAGAGAATACCAGACTCTATATGCTGCGAGATGACGTGAAGGGAGTGACCTTCACCACAGATATAACTTTTCAGCCTCAATTCATGGTGATATAAAATGAGAACGAATATTGAGACTAAGCTGTACCAGCGTGACCCGACAGATGACACACTGGATTCCGAACTAACTGAAAAGGTTGAGGGTATGAAGTTCTCCACCAAGTTACATGGGGGATTCAATAAGTGCTCATTCAGACTGAAGGCTGACCTCCCCGAAGCGTGGGAGTGGATAAACAAGCGAATCCTATACCATCTGAAGGTGACTGATAAAACAAAGACGCTGTGGGAGGGTAGGATTGAGGACATATCACTATCAATGGGTGCTGTGGTGGTTACAGCCTATGGCTACTATGCAAACCTGAGCGATGTGCCCTACTACACGGCTTACAACACCACTGCCGATGCCATCATAAAAGCTATGCTTACGACACATTGTCTCCAAATAGACTCCGACCAGTCCAATATTGATGCAGTGGATATAACGATTGACAGTGCTGCCAGTAGTAGCTATGCGGACATTTACCCAAAGGATATTGTTGAGAAGATACTGCCGTTCTCCGATAGCACTCACGGTACCTGGTACTTTGCCATCTGGGAGGACAGGATACCATACCTATCAAAGCGTGCTATATCATCTACTGATTGGCTGGTAACACTGAGGGACTTCAAGCATTTTACTCTAACCCACAAGGCCAGTGAAATATACAACTCCTGCTATGCCATTTACGAGGTTGGGGGGACTCTGACACGGACAGCCGATGGCGATGACAGCGATAGTCAGGCCAAGTATAACCTGAAACGACAGAAGGTAATATCGAATCTTGGTGAAGTGGCTGCCGCTTCAGCACAGGCTTATCGGGATGCCTGGGTTGAAGACCACAAGGACATCTGGCCTAAACAGACAAACATGGTACTCGGCGATAAGGTCTATAACAGCAAGGGGATAGAATATTCCTCTAGCTGGGTACGAGCCGGGGAAGTCATACGGATAAGAGACTTGGTGCCAGCCTCAGTGGATGCCGGTAGTGTTGAGAGGGACGCACTGAGGACATTCTACATCATCGAGACTGAATATAATGTCGACCAGGCCGAATTGAGGTTTATCCCTGATACCGAGAGTATATCACTGCAAGCGATACTGGCGAGGAAGCTATAATGTGCCTTCAGCTTTTACAGAATCTATTTAAGGCAACAAGAGAGCTACCCTCACCACATGGTTATATTCCTCGTTCCAATGTCATCTACAATGATGATACCAATTTAATTATTATCAAGGGCATATTGGAACCCTGGATTACTACTGTAGCAGATACAAATAGCCTTGACCCTGTGATTGATGCCGGCCACACGGCTATACTCACAAAGGCTTTTGACCATGACGACCTCCAGTGCGGTGATATAGTTGTCTATGAAGTAGGTGGTGGGAAAATAATACATCGCATAGTCAAGGTGAGTGCTGATATTGAGGGCAGATACTTCACACTCAAGGGCGATAATAATGCTCACGCAGACCCATACCGGGTGCGTGATAGTGAGATAACACATTTACTTGTAGGAATAATCTATACAAGGAGGTGAAGAAGATGACTAAGAAATGGTACCACTCAAGGATTCTGTGGGTACAGGCATTGGCTGTTATCGGTTCTGTAATAGCCGGTATCACAACGAAGAATTGGCTTGATGGAGAGACGCAGGTAATTGCACTTGCTATTGTAGACTTTATTCTGCGACTTCGTACCAATGAAGGATTGACAAAGTAATGGTAGATATAACCGCAGCACTCATTACTGTCGGTGGGCTGACCGCATTTAATATTGTCGGCTGGGCAATCAACATATATCGCAACGGCAAGTCCAGTTCAAGGCATCAAGGGCAGCAAAATCAGCAGGTTAAAGACATTGATGAACGGCTGGACAATCTGCCATGTCAGGCCGACCCACAATTCCAGATAAATCTCGGCTCTCTAATCAACTCTGTCAATTCTGTTGACCGCCGATTGACCAGAATAGAAGATTCGCTCAACAATAAGGCTGAGACGCATCAGGATTGATTTCTAGGCGGTCAATCGTTTTAATACTAGGATTACTACCCCTTCGGGGGTAGTTTTTCTATTTTATGAGATTATCCACAGGTGAAGCCTTTTCATGGACTCTTATCATGTCCTCAGCACCGAGCGTCTTCAAATATCTCCTTACCATTGTCAGGCTTGAGTGCCCCAACATTATTTGAAGCGTGAAAATGTCACCGCCATTCCTGAGATAGTTTATCGCCGCCGTGTGTCTGAATGTGTGCGGTCCCCGCTTTACGCCGGTTATTCCAGCTCTTTTGCATAATCTCTTAATGTTAATCTGTATGCCGGCACTGGTTAGGGGTCTACGTTCCTCAGTCAGCCATAGATGACCGGGTTCATTACCGCGAATGAAGAGGTAGCTCACCAGCTCCTTCTTTGTCAGCTTGCCTATCTTGACCATACGCTGCTTTGAACCCTTACCCATGACCGTTATTGTTGACCTGATGAACTCAATGTCATCAAGCTGGATATTAGCCAGCTCTTTTTGAGTTAGTCCACGCATCTCTCGCAATCTCTTAATATGGAAACCCCAATTACCTGCCATATCTAAGTGTAGCATAGTTGCGACAGTTGTCAATATTACAATTGTAGCAGATAGAACTTATTATGGGTCATTTATTGAGAGTTGCTAAATTATCACATTCTCTCACAATTCTTTATGAAATCTTTATGGTGTAAGTGGTTGACAAAGCTATCGCAGTAGTGCTACAATACCAACATGGTAATTGAGACACTAAAAAAACTACAAAGCACCCAGCAACTAAACGATACTCAAATGGGTGATATGCTGGGTATTCACAGAACAACATGGCAGAGAGTAAAGAATTATCATCAAGAACCGAGTTCTAAATTTCTTATCACTGTCATGAGAGTCTTCCCGGAACTCAGGAGTGCAGTGGATATTTTTTTATCAGGTGATGCAAGAAAACAAAATTCCATAGTTGGTATTGACGCAACCCCCCCTGAGACAACACCAAATCGCTTTCTAGCCCGTTTAACCGGGTGGGCTGGTATCCTAGGTAGTTATATCAGAAGACTTCGTGCCTAGCAAGCCACCAGATAGAAAACGGAGGGAACCGAATGAAGGTCGAAGCAACACGTATCCATCCCAAAGAACAGAACGGTGACACCATCCGAATAACCGACAATGACTGGAGAGAAGTTTACCTACGCCGGAGTCAGATACCAAGCTTGATAAAACAGCTCAACTCACACCGCAAACGACTTGAGAGCGGATTATTCAATGAGGGAACCGAATGGAAATCACAAATAGCCACTCACTAAATTGCCCTAAGTGCCGCCGACCTCCAGGGATAGGTCGAGTCTACAAACACAAACTATATTGTCGCAAGTGTTACGAAATATTAAAGGGTATCCGAAATGAAAGGGGGTGCCTCAAGTGAAACTAGTTTATGGAATATCACGCTGGACTAACCCATCAAGGGCATCGGCTCGGCACATAGACGATGGCAATGGACGCCCCCTTTGTGGCGGGAATAACCGCAAAGCCTTCACCTGGGAAAAAGAAGAAGGCCATCCAACTTGCCAAAAATGTATTAGATTAGCTAATCCCTTAACTAAAAAGGAGGTTGTTTGAAATGAAACTAGATAAGGCTATTGAAATTAAACTGAGAACTGGTGATGAGCTTCTTGCTACCGACCCTGACGATATCGACAAGGCTGAGGCACTTAGTATCGAAGCCCTGAAGTGGCGCAGGCGCTGTGAACAAGCTGTGGAACCCGATACTCATCCACTATTACCAGGAGAAACGAAATGACAGGAATAATAGAGAGTATCAGGGAAGCAGACAAGGAACTCCAGGAAACACCGAGGCCACAGCCGGCACCAGCTAAACCTCATATCTGCCCTAACTGCGGGTGCGACTGGGACCAACTCTGGGAATGTGTTATGAGCGATGTTGGGGAAAACAGGGCTCAAGCTAATGTTATCTCAGACAACTGTGGAGCCTGCAAGACCGAGATGAGAAAGAGGCTAGAGCTAAAACTCAAAGGAGGGACAAAATGATATGAAAACCAAGAGGAAATTAGTGGAAAGATTAGTACAGGCGAACGCACCTGATTTTATGGTATCCAATGCTGAACGTGGCTATTATGATGACTACGAATCAGATATTGCTTTCCCAATAACACGTTTGGTAGCTGATTGCATAGAATATGACCTAAACGATATAGCAGAGGAGGCTAAATCTGGTGAGTTTGACGCTTCACCTGAAGAATGCGAGGCATGGGTAAAAAGGAACATGGATAGCATTAGGCTTCTGCTTCAGGAAATTGATAATGAATAGGCAGGAAGCTGGTAGGCTGGGGGGTCGTCCCAAATTACAAACACTTCAAGAGAGGCAGCTCAATCTCGCTGGAATATCAGAAAGGAGTAAGCCACCAAGCGGACTCAATGAACTGGCGAGATTGTGGGAACTGCAAAGGTCGAAACCAGAGATTATCAGAGTAGGGGGAAGCGGCTAAGGCTTCCCCCAGAAAGGAGAAAAATGGAGGTCAAGGTATTTATCAGAAACATTGAGAACCTGAAAACCAGTACCAGTGTCAAAGAGGAAAAGGACAAGGATGGTGATGTGGTTGACCGCAGACTGGTAACCAAAATCCAGTTTGAATGTGAGATTGAACCCACTCCGCTATCCAATGTTCACCACCTCATAGCTGGTGACCATCCAGTACACGCCATCATCGGTTCACCACAGGCCATTATGGAAATTCGTGACCGAGAAGGTGCATTGGCTGAGGTATCCTAGCAATCTCATTTATCAGGTCAAAGGAGGGAACGATGCCAGATTGTGAGCACTGTGTTTATGGGCACGATGTCTCATGGCCTGAGTTGCCACCTTACTATGAGTGCCTAAATGATGTGTTTGAGGAAGAATGGTTAGAACAGAAATATTGTCCAGGTTATGAAGAAAAGCTAACTAGATACGATATTAAATTAAGTGAGGTATAGAAAATGAACCGAGCAGACATTGAGAACTGGGTTGGCAGTAATGCCCGAGGGCTAATGCCAGAAATAACCTTTACTCTTGATGAGATTGACCACATAGCTATGTGCATGGAGCATATTTACAAGTGGTATCACGAAAATTATCCCATTGGGGATTTTCTTACTGCGGTCGTGAGAAATGATTTCAATTCAGCTTGCTTCCATGCAGATGATACAAATAGAAAAGCACTCTACCTATATGCCTTGTTTCTCGCTAATAAACTACCAGCAGATTATATGAAGAAAGCAAAAGGAGGGAACGATGCTAGGGCAACTGAATGAGGAGTTTAATAAGGCGGAACGGGATTTCATTGGTGAGATGCAGAGGGCAATTAACGGGGCTTATGCTGAGGGATACAAGGCAGGTTTCAGTAATGGCTATGGCCTAGGCCAGATAGAGAAGCACGATTATTCACCGGTCATTAGTGAATTAGACCCCACAGTTAAGGAAGAACTTGACCGACTTGTCCGAAATAATGAGTTCAGATATGGAAAAGAACTTTAAGGAGGGAACCGTGACAGAGGACAAAGCACTCAGATACCGCGTGAACGTGACCATCAGCACTAAGGGCGTGAGAACATGGGAATGCACAGTTGATGGCACTAATTACACACAAGAAGAGATACTGGAAAAGAGCGACAACCTGGTAGCTCAACTTGAACAAAGGTATCCAGCACCAGAAGTAGATAAATAAAAAGGAGGTATATACATGGTAGGGAATGAGCTAGTACCATCTGGAGATAAGGAATTAGCTTTATATGAACTTGAAACCCGCTTTGCTATGGCCGTTCGGCAAAGGCAACTTCTGGAAAACTACATCAAGGAACGGTTACATCCAGACAAACACTTCTACACAGTTGGCGATGAGCCAGGGCGGAAACCATCACTTACCAAAGAAGGTGCAGAACTTATCTGCTTACCTCACAACCTGAAGGGTCATTATGACTGGCTATCCGGTCCTGAAAACCCGCCAATGGACGATAGCCCCTATCAGATAACCATGAAGTGCATATTGGAAAGGAATGGGTTATTTGAAGGGGAGGGGGTTGGGTCAGCCTCCAGTATGGTCACTAAAAAGGATGGCACCAGAGTACAACGTCAGAGAGACCCTGGGTTGAGGCATAATGCAACTATCAAGATGGCCTGCAAGAGTGCCTATATTGCAGCTACGCTCAACAGCACAGCAGCCAGTGAATTTTTCACTCAGGATTTAGAGGATGACCAGAGCGGACAACCTTCCAAACACTGGTGTCCTATACACCATACGCCGTTCTTTAAGAAAGGCAAAATGAAATCCTATGCCCACCCAGTAAAGGATGAGAATGGCAATGATACTGGCGAATGGTGCCACGAAAGGACTCCAGAGGGATATAATCAACATGAAGAAAAGCCTGAACCTGACCCTATTCCCGAGGAGGACAAGATACCTCCAGAGAAGGTACAGGAGCAAGCTGAAGAAGATATTGAGAATCTCTTTCCAGAGGATACTGAGCCTCAAGCCAAACAGAAACTTGATTTTGACCCTGATACACTCCTTGACCAGCTCAAGCAAGTCAAGTGGAAGGATGTAACAGTCAAATCCTATCTCAAAAACATCTACAAGGTGGACACTGAGGGTACGGTGATTGAGGTCGTGACTAGGCTGACCAGGGAACAACGGGAGTCATTCTTCAAGGAAATACAAGACAGATTGGAAATGGCCTAAGGAGCTATTGATTGGCGAGTAGAAAGATAAGATTTGATGTGTTCAAACGGGATGGCTTCAAGTGCCAATATTGTGGTCGGACTCCACCTGCTGTTGTCCTCGAATTAGACCATATCATCCCCAAATCAAAAGGGGGTCCGGATAATATAGATAACTATATTACTGCTTGTTTTGACTGCAATCGTGGCAAGGGGAAACATAGCCTAGATAAAATCCCTGTTTCTATTAGCGACAATCTACAAGTCATTAAGGAGAAACACAATCAGCTAAAGGCATTTAACCGTTATATCGAGAAGCAGGAGAAGGAATATGAGGCTGGGATTGTGGCAGTTAATAATATATTCGCAGAATACTTCCCGGGCAAAGAGCCATCGGACAAATTTAATAGGTCAACAACAAAGCGTTTCCTCACCCTACTTCCTAAACAAAAGGTCATTACTGCTATGGTACTAGCCTGCGATAAAAGGTCACATAATCCTGAAAAAGCACTAGCTTACTTCTGCGGTATTTGTTGGAATTGGATTAAAAAACCGGAAACACGGGATTGGTAATATGCCAAACAGATTGTTTAAGGAGTCCATTTGCACCAGCCAGAACCTCAATGAGCTATCACCAGAAGAGGAGGTGTTCTTCTACCGGCTGATTGTGAATTGCGATGATTATGGGCGTATGGATGCCAGGCCGGCCATACTTCGTGCCCGTCTATTCCCACTGAGAGTAGATAGCATTCAAGAGGTACATATCAGTAAATGGCTTCAAGCACTCAGCAACCACAACCTGTTATATATCTACGAGGTCAAGGGTCAAAGCTATCTCCAGGTTAAAACATGGGAGAATCACCAGCAGATACGAGCAAAGCGTAGCAAGTACCCTGACCCTAACGGCAATATGTTAGCAGATGATAGCACTGGAAATCAAAAGAAATCATCTGCTAACTATAGTCCTCGTAATCCAATCCAATCCAATCCAATCCAATCCAATAAGGTAATTAAATAATTACTGGTAGAAAAGGAGGGAAACGAATTGAAAGAATCAGAACTTAGCCAAATCCTGAAAAAGCATGAGAAATGGCTTAATGAAGAACCAGATGGTGAACGGGCAGACCTGCAAGGGGCAAACCTGCAAGGGGCATACCTGCAAGGGGCATACCTGCAAGGGGCATACCTGCAAGGGGCATACCTGCAACGGGCAGACCTGCAACGGGCAAACCTTGATTATTCTTGCTGGCCT